TCGATCTGTCCTGAAATTGCCAGCGCAGTGCGCAGCGCGTGGATGCGGTGGAAGACGGTACCGAGGTACTGAGCACCCCGTCCTGTAATTCCCATCGTAGCCAGGCCCTGGGTTGTCGAGCCCGTCGATTCCAGGTCTGCCAGCGTCTCCTCGTCCAGGTTGGCGATCTTGCGCAAATTTCCTCTCATGCCCAGGCGGCGAGCATGGCCGAAAACCCTGGACAGCCGGGACTGGAGAGGCATCTCGCTCGTCGGTGTAATTCCGACCGCTGCCAGAGCTTGCCGCGCATCTTTCGACTGCTGGCCTGGGAAGGCAAGCGTCTGGATCATGTACTGCAAGCCACGGCCAGCCTGTGCGGGCTGAATTCCAGAGCGCAGCGTGGAGAGCAGGAGCGAGAACATGTCCTGCGGCGTACCGTGCGCAGCGCGGGTGACCTGTGCCAACTGACCTAGCTGGCCGATGATCTGCTTACCCGCAGCCACACCGCCAGGAGCCTGCTGGGTGAGGATGAAGAACTGCTGTGCCATGTCCTGCACGTTTTTCAAATTCACCTGTCGGCCGAATGCGACGTTCATCGTCGTGAACGCCTGTGTCGCATCCTCTGCGCTGACCTGGGCCAACTGAGCAGCTTCTGAAATCGTCGTCACGATCTTGGTGATCTGATCCTGCGGCACATTCTGCACCGACGAGAGCAGGTTGATGATCGCGTTGTTGAAATCGTTGATGGGAGTGATCGCAGTAACTGCGGCCGATCTCGACTGTGCCATCAACCTGTCCAGGTCACCGCCCTGGATACGCTGTGCAATTCCACCGGGGCCGGTTGTCGAGCCGATCGCTGAAATCAGACCGGCCTGAACCTGGATGTCCTTCATCTGATCGACCATGCGCTGGAGGCCGAAGACGATCTGGCCTGAAATCGCATAGCGGATCGTCGTACCGATCGCGCGCCACTGAGCCTGGAAGCGCTCGGACATGCGGGTGGTCTGGTTGATCTGCCGCCCGATGTTCTGCATCCCGGCTGCAATTTGCCCCGAGACGGCAGTTGCCTGACCTCCGGTGGCCCGGTAGACAGTATTGATGATGTTGGTGATCTGGCTCAATTTCAGTCCGTGTCTTCTAGCTCGATCGAGACGTGATCACCGTCGGTGTAGCCCTCGAAGTCCTCGGACGAGGCGAGTATCTGACGACCGAAGCCCTGAGGCGGTGCCATCTCGACCGTAATGTTCTTCTCTTGCTCCTCCGCTGATGGTCGGTAGATCTGATCTCGAATTTCAGGAGACAGTTCCGTCTCGTCCAGCACTGGGTCGTTGCAGACCTCGCACGTTATTCGCTTGAATTTTGGAATGCACCAGACGTGGATTCGTCGGAGTCGCTCGTCGTAGTCAACAAGTTGGTTGAGGTAAACCCAAGTCTGTTGTCCAGAAGTGGCTTCGGCATAATCGTGCCAAGGAAGCGTCTTGCTGCGTACCATGATCGTCCAGAGAGATCGTTCCATTCCATTTCCTGCAAGGCTTTTTTTAGATACTCAAACTCCTCCTGTGGAATTCCATCGAGAGCCGGTGAGGACTTTTCCACCATCTCGTTGTACTGGTCGATCAACTGGTCGATGTCAGCCTGCTCCAGTGCCTCGGTCAACTCGCTTGCATCCTGAAAAACCCGCACGTTGAGATTGCTCTCCTCGCGGATTGCCCTGGTCAGAATTTCAATCGCCTGCACTCTGTCCCTGAACGCGGCATGGGCCAGGTCGTCCGGCCCGATGACAGTAGCCACCTTCTCCAGCACGGCCAGGTAGTCCTTCTCCGGGAGAGGGACGATGCAGAGCCTGACCTCCGGATCTGAAACAAGCGCGACGTAATCGCACACGGCCTGTCCCAGCCGCATGCGGTCGAGCCTACGCTCCTTGATGCGTTCCGCCGTTGAAGCCACCCGCCCTCACTCTCTCTTCGATCACTGCTCGAATTTCCTCGATGTTCTTCCCCATCGCCCAATGGAGAGGAACGCCGAAGATGAGGTTGTTGCAACTCAGGCACTGAGCCCGTATGACAAATTCCGCCAACGGGCCTTGTGCCTCGCTCTCCGCTACTCGCACATCCGGATTCATCTTGTCGCAGAAGGGGCAGACCGGTGGGCCTGTCTCCAGTTGCACCACCGGATCCTCTGCCAGCTTCTCCAGGGCTGTGACGCCACGTTGTGCCAGCCCCAGCAATTCGTCCTCACGACCCATTTCCCGCCCTTCCTATTTCACTACGGTGCCGCGTAGCCGGGGATCGAGATGTCTGCGTCGAGCGTGACCTGATCGAGCGTGGAGCGGATTGTAATTCGGTTCCAGTTGCAGCCCCGATACGTCCGCACCACTCTTCCTCGGGTCGTCTGAACGTCGAAGTCCCGCATCTGCTGGAGCAGGCTCTCGTCGTTCATCTTGTTCTGCACGCCGTCCTTGAGCAGGATGCATGTGAAGCTCACCGTGCCCTCGTCGGAGGGACGGATCCTCCGCAGCACCGGGCCGTCCGTACCGAACGCGCCCTGGTATGCGACCTCCTGCCGAAATTCCTCGGACATCTCCTGCGTGGCAGCGAAATCTTTGCCCTGCTGGAAGGAGATACCGAGATCGACAGCCGTTAGTCCCTGAAGCCATGCCACTGAAATTTACCTCCTCCCTTAGACCGGGATGCTCAGGTTCGCAGCCACCTTGACAGTGTTGATTCCGCGAACGACGGTTCCCTCGTAGCCGACGATGACCTGTCTGTAATCCGCGCTGGGGCTGACCGAGACGTTGTAGCCCATCGCTCCGTCTGCCTGGAGCACCGGCTCGATCCACGTCCTGCGCTCCAGCAGCACAGCCTCGACTCCGGACTTGATCCGGTTGCGCGTCGTCTGCGTGTTTCCGGCTCTGAGGAAGTTGTTGTCGTAGATGTAATTTTTCACATCCACGAAGATCTGATCCACAATCACCCTGGTGTACAGGTTGTCGAACGTGGAATTTGTGATGTACGTGGTTCTCAGGTGCGTCGTCATGACGCCGCCCGGAACGCGAGCGGGCTGCAACGGGCTCACGCCGCCCTGGAGCAGGTCTTCGTAGTCGTCCACGGCAGCACCGGCAACTACACCGCGCCTGAAAACGGGGAGCCCGTTGCCGTCCTTCTCGATGCCTGTGAGAAGAGGTACCTGCCACAGGTCGAGATCGTTGCCCGGATCCGCGTTCTTGGCCACTTCGGCCGCAACGCACGCAGCAGCGTACGAGCCGCCGAAGAAAATTCCGTTCTGGTCGAACACACCCGGAGCGACCAGGCATGAACGAGTGGCACCGGCAGGGCTGGCGGCGATTGCAGCCGCTCCTGAAATCAGTCCCGACTTTCCGGTGCCGGACGGCAGACCCACGATTGCGATCTGCTTGTTGTAGACGAGATCCGCATTGCCAGCCGAGACTGCCAGTGCGGCCAGGTCGGCTTGAAGCTCGGAGTCGGTGAGGCGAAGTCGAACCGACTCGTCCGACTCCAATTTCGCCCATGCCGCCTGCCGCTCTGCCAACGTCGGAACCGTTCCCTTCGCGCTGACCGTCGCAATTACAGGGCCAGCCCCACGGTCGAGAACCGCCTGCACGATCCTGTGCATTGCGGAATTTGCGCCGAACGACGTGGACGACTCGTCCACGCGATCGATCATGTAGACCGGCCCCACGCTCGCATTGCCTGCGACATCGGCCTGGCCTTCGACTGCGATCGGAAGGTAGATGTTCGACGTGAGACGCGGAATCAGGGTACTCGCGTCGATGACCCTCGGATCGAGTAGCGTGCTCGACATTCTCCCTCCTTCCAGCTATCCGACGATTGTGAGATGAGGATCCTGGAGAATTTCCTCGATCGCCACTCCAGGCTGCAAACCCTTCGGGGATCTGCTGTACACCCGTACCTCCAGTTCGATTCCGACCATGCGGTACACGTCGATGTCGTTCAGCCGCTCCGTGACGTTGTGACCGCCCTGAAAAGTCCTGATCGTGACGCCGCCATCCCCCATGTCTGTCGCCTCACGGAATTTCGCTATTCCCATCGTGCCGCCGAACAAATTGGTCAGCGTCTGCCTGGCGCGCATGCGTGCGGTCGTCCCACCGGATCGATCCGACGACCAGATCCCCACATCGAAATTTATGTCGTGCTGCCTCGCCTCCTGGGGGTCGATGGTATGAGTAAGCGGATCGAAATTGTCCTCGATGATTCCGATGACCGGGCGCTCTATGATCGCATCGACCGTGACGTGAACAGTCGTATACGTGAGCGGCAGCTTCTCAGCGTCGTACAGCGATCCTGGAAATTCTTGGACGACCTTATAGTTCTCGTAGTCCGGATCGGGATTGAGCCCGTTGTGCAGGTACGTTGAAATTCCACGGATCGTCGTCTCCAGCCAGCGCTCCGGGTCGTACTTCACGACATTGACGATCACGGCGGCAACCTCC